CAACCTTGACCGAGTTTCTCACAAGATTACCTCTCTCAAAGAAGACGGAAACAACTTCATTGGTAGAGCGAAAATTCTTGACACTCCCATGGGCAACATTGCAAAGAACCTCCTTGATGAGGGCGTCAAACTTGGCGTATCTTCTAGAGGCATGGGTTCTTTGGTTAAAAGAGAAGGATGCAACGTTGTTGCAGATGACTTCATGCTTGCCACCGCTGCTGATATTGTAGCAGACCCTTCTGCTCCTGATGCATTTGTTGACGGAATCATGGAAGGAAAAGAATGGGTTTGGGACAATGGAATCCTGAAAGAAGCACATGTTGCTGCTATCAAGAATGAAATTGACCAGGCAACTCTTATTAACTTACAAGAACGCAAAATTTCCGCGTTCTCCCAGTTTTTAAAGAGTTTGTGATTTATAAATAAACATAGACAACGCTAATGCATAACGGAGTTCAAACAAATGGCTGAGACCCAACAGGAGTTAGATAACATGGAGCAAGTGTCCGAAGGTTCTAATCCTATTACCAAGAATGCGAAACCTGCAGAAAAGTCCGACCTTAAGGATGAATCTCAGAAAGTTCTTACGGTAACTTCGGATTCTATGGAAGGTGCAAAGGGCACCAAGAACGCTGGTGCTTCTGCTGCTAAGGCAGTAAGTAAAGCAGCTGCCCCTACGACCAAACCAAGTGACGCATCCGCAAAAATGGAGGAAACGGAAGATGGCGAAGAGGAAGTCCTCGCTGAAACCGAGTACGACTTTACTGAGGATGTTGACGCTCTTGTCGCTGGTGAAGAACTCAGCGAAGAATTCCGTGCAAAAGCAGCAACAATCTTTGAAGCAGCAGTAACCGCTAAGGTTAATGCTGAAGTTGCAGCGTTGCAAGAGGCATTTGAATCTACCTTGACTGAAGAAGTCGAAAAGATTCAAACAGAATTGGCCGAGAAGGTTGATGACTATCTCACTTATGCCGCCGAGCAGTGGATGAAGGAAAACGCCCTTCAGATCGAGCATGGCATTAAGACTGAGATGGCAGAGTCTTTCTTCAACGGTCTTAAAGGTCTTTTCCTTGAGCACAACTTTACTGTGCCCGAGGAAAAATTCAACCTGCTTGATGGCATGGTTGAAGAAATTGATGAAATGGAAGCTAAACTCAACGAGCAAATCGACGCTAATATTGCTCTGAACAAGCGCATTGGCGAGTTTGTAAAAATGGAAATCGTGAACGAATGTGCCGTAGGTCTCGCAGAGACCCAAAAAGAGAAGCTCGCTTCTCTGGCAGAGGGTGTTGAGTTTGAAACTGAAGCAGATTTTCGTAAGAAGATCGAAACGATTAAGGAATCCTACTTCACTAGAAAGGCTGAAACTGCATCTGCAGTTGAACCCACCGAAGAAGCATCGGAACCCCTTGTCGAAAGCACAGTAAGCGGATCGATGTCGAAGTATGTCGATGCTCTCGCTCGCTGGTCCAAATAATTGTAAACCCTAAACTACTTACTTTCGGAGAAACAAATGTCTTTACAACAACTCCAGGAGAAGTGGGCACCCGTTCTGAATCACGATGCTCTCCCTGAGATCAAAGATTCGCATAAGCGCGGTGTCGTTGCTCAACTCCTCGAAAACCAAGAACGTGCTCTTCACGAAGAGTCCCGTATGCTCTCGGAAACACTCGCAACTGCTGGTACAGGCGGTTTCGGTGCAGATGCTACAGCAACTGGTCCTAACGCAGGTTTCGACCCTGTACTCATCAGCCTGATTCGTCGTTCGATGCCTCAGCTGATTGCATATGACGTTGCAGGCGTTCAGCCAATGACTGGTCCTACTGGACTGATCTTCGCAATGCGTACTCAGTACGGTTCTGAGCGTAGCCCCGCTTCTGGCGATTACAGAGAAGCAATGTTCAACGAGCCTAACGCTGGTTTCTCTGGTGGTCCTGGCACAGGTCTGAGCAACTACGATCCTACCGCTTCTGGCGCAACCAACGATGCTGAAGGCAGCAACCCTGGTCTCCTCAACGATAGCCCCCAAGGCACCTATGAGCTGACTGGCGATGCTCAAGGCATGAACACAACCACCGCTGAAGCACTTTCGGACGCTGCCGCTGGCACCGCATTCCGTGAGATGGGATTCAGCATCGAGAAAGTTAGCGTCGAAGCTAAGTCTCGTGCGCTGAAAGCTGAGTACAGCCTTGAGCTTGCTCAGGACCTGAAGGCGATTCATGGTTTGGATGCTGAGCAAGAGCTCGCTAACATCCTCAGCACTGAAATCCTTGCTGAAATCAACCGTGAAGTTGTTCGTACCATCTACACCAACGCTGTTGCTGGTGCTCAGAACAACACTGCTGCTCCTGGTATCTTCGACCTCGACGTTGACTCCAACGGTCGCTGGTCTGTTGAGAAGTTCAAAGGTCTTCTGTTCCAGATTGAGCGTGACGCTAATGCGATTGGTCATCAGACTCGTCGTGGCAAGGGTAACATCCTGATCTGCTCCGCTGACGTTGCTTCGGCACTCGGCATGGCAGG